GAAACCATTTCGTAAGATCAACAAACCGATGCTGGTAAACAGTATCAATGAAAAAAACTGTCTTACTGAAATTGAATTCAGTATTGGTAAGAAAGAATATAAGTTGGTTCGGGGGGTCAAACCAAATGTATTTGAGATTTACTGTGATGGTGAACTGTGGAATCAGGAGAGCTCTTTAGTAGAACAGCAGAAGAACTTTGAGAATAATGTTCTTAAGATGAACTACAAGTCATTCACACAGATTGTGGTTCTTGGTTCTTCTACGTTTGTTCCATTCATGCGTCTGCCTCTAGCACAACGTCGCGAGATTATAGAAGACATTCTTGACATTCAAGTATTCTCTACGATGAATATTCTTCTTCGTGATAAAGTCAGGGAAAACAACGAAGACATTAAGACACTTGATTATGAAATTTATCTTGTGTCAGAGAAGATAGATCTCCAGAAGAAGTATATGCTCGAACTGGAAAAGAAAACTAAGGAAGAGATCACTCGTAAAGAGAATAAGATCGCTGAATTGTTGGGAGATGAAAATACTCAACATCAAGAAATTGCGCGACTAACTTCTGAAGTTGAAAAACATTCTAAAGAAATGGAAGAGGTGTCTAGCAGCACTTCAAAATTGAAGAAGTTAAACACTTTTCTTATTAAAGTTCAGGGTAAATTAAAGGCATGTAAAAAAGAACATGAGTTCTTTGAAAAAAATCATGTATGTCCTACATGTACTCAGGACTTATCAGAAGAATTTCGTGACGAAAAGTTAGAGTCTGGAAAGACTAAGGTTGATGAAATGCTTGTAGGATACAATGATATCCTCTCTGCTATAGGAGAAGAGGAAGTTAAATTTAATAAATTTACTGAGTTGTCAAGTCAGGTCATGTCTATCAACAACTCTATCAGTCAATCTAACTTCCAGATCACGTCATTCAGAAAAACTATTTCTGATATCGAATCTGAGATTAAAGAACTGGAAGGTAGCAACCCAGACAAGAAAGCAGAGTTTGTAAAACTTGAGGGTCTTGTTAAGAATAAAAAACAATTGGGTGGCACACTCGCAGAAAACCGTAAGGACCGTGATACACTATTAGTGGCATCGCAATTGTTGAAAGACAATGGTATCAAGACTAGGATCATCAAGACCTATCTTCCAGCGATGAACCAACTCATCAATCAGTATCTTCAGAGTATGGACTTTTATGTCAACTTTACACTGAACGAGAACTTTGAGGAGATAATTAAGTCTAGGTATAGGGATGTGTTTTCTTATGATTCGTTCAGTGAAGGAGAGAAATCTCGTATTGATATCGCTCTGTTGCTTACTTGGCGTTCTATTGCTAAACTTAAGAATAGTGTGGATACTAATCTACTTATCTTAGATGAGATTTTTGACAGTTCATTAGATCAGCAAGGTGGTATGGATCTGAGTTGGATCCTACGCAACTTTGATGATAACTCAAACATCTATGTTATCAGTCATAGAGAAAACCTTGACGGTAAATTTGAGAGAACTATCACAGCAGAGAAAGAAAAGAACTTCTCCGTGATTCGAGAGACAGTTTCTGAACTGGACTAGGGGTGCCTTCGGGCACCCTTTTTTTGTATATACTATTAGCATCAACGAAACGAACGTATGTCATCCCAAGAGATCAAAGGAAACCTAGCACGACTGCTCGCAACAGAGAACCTGATTGTGGAGCACCGTAGGGTCGCTACAGCATCCTTTGATGTCGATCGCCGTGTGTTGACCCTCCCTAACTGGGACAAGGCATCTAGCACCGTCTATGACCTTCTGGTGGGACATGAGGTAGGACATGCTCTCTTCACTCCCAATGAAGACTGGACCAGTATGTTTGATTGTCCTAAAGACTTCGTTAACGTGATTGAGGATGCTCGTATCGAAAAGTTGATGAAGCAAAAGTATCCTGGTCTTCGCAAGTCATTTGCTGGTGGTTACAAAGAACTAAACGATCAAGACTTCTTTGGTATTGCTGACGAAGATCTCAATACATTTAGTCTGATCGATCGTATCAATCTTCACTTCAAGATTGGTGCAGGTGCTATGGTTCCTTTCTCTATCGAAGAAAAAGTATTTGTATCTCGTACAGATGTTGCTGAAACTTTTGATGAGGTTTGTCAGATTGCTGTAGATGTTTTCAACTTCAGTAAGAAAGAACAGGAGCAAGAGCAAACACCAGAAGTAGAAATGCCTGCCAATCAATCTTCTGAAGGTAAAGAAGGTGAGATGACGCAGGAGGAAATGCTAGAAGAAGCACAACGTCGCGAAGAAAATAACAGTAGTTCTACTAGTCAACCACAACCACATGTTGGAGAAGACTATGATGACGAAGAAGATATAGAAGGTTCTAAGACACAAGATTCTTTCAACGATGCTGCTAAGAAATTAACAGATCGCTTTGGTGATAATTCTAAGTATGTTGAGATACCTTCTTCTGTTAACTTGGCAGATTATATTGCTGACTGGACTGAAGTTCATGGTTGGATTGACGAACAGCGCGAAGAATTTGTTAATGATCCTGCTGCTACTGACAATCGTTATGACCGATATATAGAAGTTGATACTGCTTTTGATACATTTCGTAAACAATCTCAGAAAGAAGTAAACTACCTAGTAAAAGAATTTGAATGTCGTAAGTCTGCTGATGCCTATGCTCGTGCTAGCCAATCTAAAACTGGTGTTCTTGATACTTCAAAGCTTCATACTTATAAGTATAATGAAGATCTCTTTAAGAAAGTAACTGTTGTTCCTGATGGTAAGAACCATGGTCTAATTTTTATTCTTGATTGGTCTGGTTCTATGCAAAATGAGTTGTTGTCTACGGTAAAACAACTACTTAACTTGACTGCCTTTTGTAAGAAAGTTCAGATTCCATTTGAGGTATATGCTTTCACTAATGAGTGGTATGCTGTCCGTCGCGCCAAAGAAGGTAATACCGAATATCTATCCAATGAAGAATACTTTGCGAGTCTTGGTTGTGTAGATGGAGAGATCTTCCTTCACAAAGGTATGTTCCATTTGATGAATGTTGTATCTTCTCGATCCAATTCAAAGAACTACGAACGTATGTGTCTCAATTTGTTTAGGGAAGCATATTGCTATAAGCATTATGTTTCATATCGTAGCACCGTTGGGGTTGGTCTTTCTGGAACTCCTTTGAATGAGAGTGTCATTATGTTGAACTACATCATTCCTGAATTTAAGAAACAGAACAACCTACAAAAAGTAAATGTTTGTATTCTTACTGATGGTGAAAGTTGTCAGGCATCTTACGGTCGTAGATATTACAACGAACATAAAGACGAGCACTATGTTCGTCCACATCGTTTAGAATATTCCACCATACTTCGTGATCGTCAGACTGGTCGTATGTATTCTTCCATGAGTGGATGGGAAGAATCTACTAACACCTTCATCAAACAAGTTCGTGATCGCAATTCTGGAGTAAACGTTATTGGGTTTCGTATCATGGCTGGTAGTCAACTCTCTAATTTTGTTGGTTCCTATGGTGACCTTGCTTACTACGGTGAGGTTCAGAAACAATGGAGGAAAATAAAGTCTGCTATTATTCCTATGCCTAAAGGTTATACTGCATTGTATGCTATTTCTAATAATGCTTTAGGTGGAGAAAATGATTCTGATATGACAGAACTAGATTCTGGTGCTAAGAAAAGTGAAATCAGCAAAGCATTTAAGAAAATGCTTAGTTCAAAATCCACCAATAAGAAACTCCTGAGTTCCTTCATCGAGTATGTCAGTTGAGGCACTGTCCACTCTGCCCCTGACTCTGCCCCACTCTGCCCTACAATAACTACATCAACGAAACGCACCATGCCTGCCAAGTCCGACCTTACCACCACACAACTTACTTCTTACCTGTCTGATGCCTACGGCAACGACATTAATGCCGAGCATGTTCGTGCTGCCTGTGATAACTTTGGCATCACCTATCCTACTGCTGTCAAGCGTCTACGTGATTTCTATGTCAAGCGTGGCACTTGGAACCTGACCGTACAAGAGCGTCTTGAGCAAACCTACGAAGCACCTGCTGGTATTCCTGTTTCTGAAAATCAAGAACAGAACCTTGTTCCCGATAAAGATGACAACTTTGTTCCATTCGGAAACTTTGCTGACGTAAAGAAGATCATCAAGTCTAAGATCTTCTATCCCGCATTCATTACTGGTCTTTCGGGTAATGGTAAAACGTTATCTGTGGAGCAAGCGTGTGCTCAACTTGGACGTGAACTGATTCGTGTAAACATTACTATTGAAACTGATGAAGACGATCTTATTGGTGGTTTCCGTTTGAGTAAAAGTGGGGAAACATCAGTGACTACTTGGCAGGATGGACCTGTATTGGAAGCACTCCAGAGAGGAGCAATCTTGCTACTCGATGAAGTTGACCTTGCTTCTAACAAAATCCTCTGTCTCCAATCCATCCTTGAAGGTAAGGGTGTGTTCCTGAAGAAGACCGGTCGCTATGTGAGACCTGCAGCTGGTTTCAATGTCATCGCTACTGCCAACACTAAGGGTAAGGGTTCTGATGATGGTCGCTTTATCGGCACCAATGTTCTCAACGAAGCATTCCTTGAGCGTTTTGCTTTGACCTTCGAGCAAGAGTATCCTACTGTTGCAGTAGAAACTAATATTCTTGTTCGTATTGCTGCATATTTAGGTAAGCATGACGAAGACTTCTGTAAGAATCTTGCTAACTGGGCAGACATTATTCGTAAGACATTTGCTGAGGGTGGTATCGATGAGGTTATTTCTACCCGTCGTCTGGTCCACATCATGCGAGCATATGCTATCTGGGGTGATCGCATGAAGGCAATCAAGGTCTGTGTAAATCGTTTTGATGATGAGACCAAGCAGTCTTTCATTGAATTGTATGATAAAATTGATGCTGACGTTCAAACTGATGAGGAAGAAAATGGAACATACTAAAAAACTTCATGGGTATGTAAACAACCTTGCCATCATAGAAGATGGTGAGGATCGTAAAACTGTAAAAATTATGGGTGGTAATGGTTTGAAATTGTTTGTCAAAGACCTTGACGGCAAGGTTCAAGAGTGCTACCATAGTAATCTACGCTTAATCTGGGATAACTGAATGGCGAAAAAATACAATGAAGATGCTCTGTTAAAAGAGCTGAGTGATTACATTGCTGGAACATATGGACAACACTACTCTGCTGGAAACGACAGCATTCAAACGTTAGATCTAATTGAAGCATGTGGAGACGCTGAGGCATTCTGCCGTAGCAACATCCTAAAGTATGCTTCACGCTACGATCG